TCCTTATGCTTGAGGTTGCGCTGTAGTGAACGCTCTCTCATATTCTGTTTTTAAACGGCCATATTGGTCTTGCAACCATTGATAACCAGTACCTTCAGCTTGAAGGTCGGCCTGAAATTTCTGTAAATTTTGTGTATTTTCCTGTATTTCTTCTTGCACCTTGGCTTGATATACAGAAGCCTCAGCCTGATACTTTGCTAATAAAGACTGATTATTCTGAACTATCTCTCCCATCTCATTTGTTGCATTCTGTATTTCACGTTCTAACTGCTTATCTTTATCTCTAATAGCTACTTGCAGGTCAGCTTGACCTTGCTGTATTGCCGCCTGATTTGCTATATCGGCAGTTTTCATATTATCAGCTACTTCCATTTGATATTGCTGAATAGCATTAGCTTGTTCTGTCTGCCAAGTTTGTGTTTCCAATTGCAGATTTTGTGTAAACGTTTGAACTTCAGTATTTACTTCTGCTTGATATTGAGTTAATTCTTGTTGCCATTTTTGCATTTCAAATGTATAATTCTGTATATCAGTTTGCAGTTTCGAATCAATATTTTTTGTTGCATTCGCTGCATCAGCTTGGAATTTAGCAATTTGAGCTTGTACATTAGCTTGATATTGAGCATTTTCCTTATTAAAAACATTTAAAGCATCCTGCATCTTCTGTGAATGCTCTTGTAGAATAGTAGTATTAGTTTGCTGCCATAACTGTGTTTTCTTCTGAAGATTATTAGTATATTCCTGTACTTCGGTACCAACTTCAGCTTGATAATGAGCGAGTCCTTGAGACCATTCCTGCATCTTAACAGTATTGTCAGCGATAATCGCCTGTACTGCTTGTACCGCATCCTGCATATTTTTAGCCTGTATATTTGCTGCATTAGCTTGTGCTACCTGCAATGCTGTTGCATGTTCAGTTGAACCAGTTTGTACAATAGATTGTGCACGCTGAAGCTCTTTCTGCATATTTTGTATGGCATGTGAATTAGTGGCATTAGCATTTTGTGTAGCTTGTTGTACTAATGCTTGATATATAGTATTATCTTTACCTAACTCAGCATTTGCATCACCCAAATTTGCTTGATACAGGCTAAGTTCTGCCTGAAAATCTTGTATAAGCATGTTAATTTCCTGGCCTTTAGCACTAGCTAATTCAGTATCCTCTTCAGTATCTATTAATCTGTTCAATTCAGTCAATTCATCATTAATAGCCGATGTAGGAAACGTGGGTGCAGTAGCAGAACTATAAGTTGGCTGATTACTAGAAGCTCCTGTAATCGAAGTAACAGGCGCATCGCTAATAACTATAATATCTGTAATCCCAGGTTGAGCGTCAACTGCAGCTGCCGAAACAGGTGTATAAATCACTTCCTGAGGTATAAAAGTATCTGGTGGTGCAGCTGTAATGCTTAAATCATCTATTGCTAAAGAAGCTAATGCTCCTAAAGTACCAGCAGTAACAACTGAATTATATGAAGGTACAGACCCTGTTATATCCGCCAAAGCAACCGTAGATACGGCAGAACTAACTAATGATGGTGCTGATATAGCAGTTGGAGCAGTTGCATTTACACTAAAACCAGCTAAAGCACTAAAATCGGTAAGTCTTGATGCAAAAGCTGTTCCAGCTGAAGGCAATACATATGCTGTTGTACTAATAGTCGGGGCCAAAGAAACATCTGAAGTACTAGGACCAGTATAAGTAATTGTAGTCAAAGTTGGAACATCAGGAGCAATAGCTGTAATACTTAATGTAGAAATTGCTGTTGGAGTACTACTATCAAGCATTCTACGGCTTAATACTTGAATAGCCCCATATAACATAACATAATAATAATACTCAGAAGGGTAGTTATTGATAGAAGATGTACTAGAATTCCAATTGGTAATAGCATATTCAGGCACATAATAATAATTAGCAGGTGCACCCCCAGTAGGGGCTGGATAAATGCTTAGATTATCATTATCAAGGTACCATATAGGGCTATTAGCTGTTGCAGCATATATAGAATTAGCATCAGCATATTTAGCCTTCAATCCCCACATACCCTTTGTTGCAAAGGTACCATCCCTTACCACACCAGCTATAGTACGAATTTCATCAACATCTGTATTTACATCAGTTATACTACCTGATTTAGTAACAAACTTCCAGACTTCTTCAGGGCCACTCTTTATAATAGCCTTAGTAAGGACATCATAGCAGCCATCAAGTATCCATTGCTGAATAGCAGCATCGTCAGTAACTGTAAGAGTCCCTGCCAAATCATCTATCTGGTCTTTAAAATTACCTGTCCAAGCCATTTATTTCCTTCGCTTTTTAGATTGCGTTTTAGTATTATGCTTACGCCGATTATTCTCATAACGCGTATCAGCATTCCAAGGCGTACCAATAGAGGTACTATATACCTTTTTAATTACTATCTTCTGCTCCGGCTTCTACCACGACTCCTTTGCTGTGTTCTAGCTGGCTTACTACGACGTTTTGCTTTTGCCTTAACCTTCTTACGAGATTTGCTAGTACCACCAACAAGGTTAATTGCCTTTTTATCTTTTTTGCCTGACATTACTATCTCCTTTTTTATTTATTAACTAGTGTTTTATAGGGTATAGCGATACCCTTATAAATTGTCCGCCATGAAAAATTGCCTCTCCGCCGGGGGCATCCTCTGTATACCAGTAAAATCTAACACTCTTCGCATTCTCCCTATTATCAAAACCTCCAGAAGTAATGAGTGATGCTGCCATATGACTTGAATTAACATCATTATTAATGTCTGTTATATCTATATCATCCCATATGGGAAGAGTAGAATCTTTAAATTGACCTGTTTCAGCATTAAGAGCATCTGCATATTGAAATTGTACTGTAAGTCCACAATTTCCCGCTCCACGAACTGGCAAATGTCCATAACTATTAAATACCATTAAAAAATCATTGTGATTTATATATTCCATAGGGATATTCTTTGAGTAGATATCCGTCTCTGTTGCTGCAGTAACACCCCCATCTTGAGGAGCATGGGGAAGTTTCATCCAACAATGAATACCTCCATCATAAACCTTTTCACCTATATCAGATGCTGCAATTGTATGCGTATATACTGTAGTTTGCGTATATGTCGTATCATCAGACCCATCTGGAAATTGCATTGCAACACCCGGTCCATACCACCATTTAACTGTCCTATCGTCATGAGCTGTTACCTCATCTATATCAAAATCATCAGGCTCAGCGCATGCAGGTCCGCCCTCTGGATTTGGATAACTAACACTAGCTAATATATCTGGAGTACCAGTTTTACATGTTAGAGTAAATACTTTACCCTCAAGTTCTTCTTCAGCACACCAAACCTTAATCGTAGTATCATCTCCAGAATCCTCCCCTAAAGTTCTAGAGGTTAACTTATTATAATAAGGTTTCCATGGAGAACTATCCCAATCATTACTATAGCAATTATTGCTATCTTGAAAAATTGACATTACTGAGGTACTATACCAACTACGATTGTTTCATTAGATTCATTTGATGCTGCAGTAAGTTCTAGACGCATTTTAGGCATACGCCCCTTTGCATCATAATCGTATATACCTATTGCCAATGTCTCGTCAATTGCGACACCATCTATTACGTCTAGATGTAAATCCACCCAATTATCACCATCTACAGAACCCTGAACACTTACATCTATTGTAGTTGCAGCTGGTAAATTTTGTGCCGTAGCATTAATAACAATAGTAAAGTCACCACTTATTGAAAAATCAAAAGGATAAGTATAATCTGCATCTGTACCTCCATCCATAGCAAAATAACAATAATGCCCCATAGAGGCTGGATTACCCAATGTAACTTTCGACCGAGGGGTATCTGTATTAACAAATGCCTCAACAGTAGCTTCAGCTATATTTAAATCAGCCATTGTGCTCCATTTGGAGCCTAATAATTCTGCTGCCATTTGTATCTCCTAAATTGATGAATCGGGGGCGAGTTGCCCCGCCCCGTCATCAGTTGTTGTTATGATGGATCAGAACCAATACCACCAATTGTTGCTAATGATGCATTTCCCCCATCAGATTTCTGAATAATCTTAAAGGTTAATGTATGTGCTAGCAATGTAGCCGCATCATCCGCCATCAGCTCGAAAGCATAATAGGGAAATACTGGAACATTGTGTCGCAATCCAGTTGCTAACGCTGCAATAGTTACAACATTTGCCAATCCAGTACTACCAGGATTCATAGCAAAATGTACACCTAATACAGCGGCTCCATAGCCTAAATCATCAGTTAATTCTCCAAGCTGAACACCATCTGTTGCTGTTGCTCTAGCAGTTGTACCTGCTAAGGCAAAATCATCAGAATATCCACCCCAAAGCATTAATGGTGCGGCTGCACCATCTTGAGCAGCCGAAGCTGACACAATTAAAGACCAAGGTGCGGAAGTATTCAATTCTACTGGAGTTTTTAACGACCAATTAACTTCATTATTCGCATCAGTAGTGGCTGTTCCAGTCCATATTCCAAATCCATTAATAGTACTGGATGTCCACGCAGTTTGAGTTTGTGCTGCCATAATCTATACCCTCCCTATGAGAACTTCAGGACTGCATGAGTTTCAGGAAGAGATATTTCTAGACCAGCTTCTGTTATGATCTGGTCACGTCTTCCATCTTCGTCATTAGCCTGAATGTTCGTTTCGATAAAGGTATCACGGCTTACACCATTACCCACAAGTGGACGATATGCAACATTAGCCATATCCACACAACATGCATAATTTTCCCAAGGACCACGTAATAGAGGTTCTTGAACAAAATGCAAGTTACCATAAATAGTATTAACTACTGTTACGGTATGTCCAAAGGCACCGGGCACATTAGCAACATCCAAACGATACTGTGAAGAACCGACTGAATTGTTTAAGAATGAACCAGCACCTAACTTGTTAAGGTAAGTAATGACTTTACGCGATGCCAATACAAGTTTATTGCCAGAATTTCCACTTTCAGGTGCAAAGTAATCTTCCATTGCATCCAAGAAAGCATCATATCCTGAAGCAGCATAACTCATATTGTATACTTTACCATTAACTTCAGTAAAAGGTACAATACCATGAGTATAACGTGTACTTCCAGCAGTCTCAGATGTAGCACCAGTATCACCTTCAGCGGCAGCACCAGCTACACCTCGACCAAATAGAAATCCCTGCTCAAGGTCCATTTTATGTTCCATAAGCTTTTCGGTCCAAACACGTTTATATTCATCAGCAATACCACGATATTTAGTTGCCATTGCTGTTCCAGAGAAAAGATTCATTGCAGTTTTAAATATCTGGCAATATCCTTCTCTATCAAACATAGCATCTTCCCATCCCTGAGGAGCAGTAGAACCTTCTGGCCATGCAGAGCCAATTACTTGACCTTTAGCACCTACCAGAATATCTTCTGTTGCTGACATATCCTTACCCACAACAAAGAGATCATCAGCATGGATAGTTGTCTGAGCAGCTTCATGGTAAATTTCACCATCAGCAGTAGCACTACCAATTACAGTATCATCTTTGATTTTAAGGATAACAACACCCTCATTTGTTTCTACTGCAAGCGTTTGACCACCCACAATAAATTTACAGGGTTGATTTGCGGCAATTACGCCCTTTGTGTTATAACCACATTCAATAACTAAAGCAGAACCAAGAGTGACTCCTGCGGCTACTCCAGCATTATTAATAGCGGTTTTAACTGTGAAATTCCTTCGTTGCCACTGATGTCGTTGCTCTAAAAACTTAAAGACAGGGTCATCAGTCGGTTTCTTAGCTACTTTTGACAAATAAACAAAGAAAGGCGACTGTTGAGGAGCAAGTTCAGCGACACGCTCACCGAAATTAAATATTCGGCGATTGTTATCAATGCTTATTCCCTGTACAGCAGCACCAAACGAAGGACTATATTTACTTTGACTTGTTACGGCCATTGTTTATATCTCCTTATTATTTACCCTAAGTCCAAGGATTCTTAGACTTATGGGAGTTAATTAATTCATCCATAATCGCATCCGTATCATTTCGTTTATCTTGAGGAGACTGAGACGGCATTACACCCATAGGCGATGGAATTTGTTGAGCATTTTTCATCTGCTGAAATTCCTGACTAGGGCCTGCATTAGCTGCAGGTTGCTGTCCAGAAGCCTTATTCATACGAAATAATTGAACTAGATTATCCATAGAGATTGAACCAGGATCAGACATTGTGCGTATAAATTCCTGAGTATCCTCAGGAGAAAAACCATAATGTCCCTGAACGTGTTCGGAAATCTGTTGAACCTGTCGACCCTGTTGTACCTGGGCTTCACGTTGATTCTCCTGACCTACGATATAATCGTTCTGTTTATCAAGTTTCTCCTGCATAACTGCTAAATCATACTGATGTCGTAATGTATCATACTGACGTATATCTACATCCCATGATTCCTTCTCTTCGAGATAGCGAGAACTCTCAGACTGTCGATCACTCATAGCCTCTTCATAAGAGAACCCGCTTGGTTTACTTGGCATTTCCGGAGGTGGTGGAAATTCTTCTACAGGTTTAGCCTGCTCTTCGGGAGCCTGGGTTTGCTGATTATTCTCCACCTGTTGGCGAAGTTCAGCTAGTTCATTCTCTCGCTTTGCTGCCTGTGACTGCCAGTATTGATAACGACGTTCATCGTTTTTAGCATCAAGTGGCTGCCCCTGTTCTGGTATTTCCTGAGGTTGTCGAGGTTGTCCTTCTTGAGGAGCCTGAGTTTCCTGTTGTTCCGTCTGCGGTGTAAACGCATCTTTAACGGTTGAATTACTCACCTCGGAGCCTTCATTAGTCTGAGCGCCAAACCTTTGCTCTACCTGACTGTCAAAAGCTTCGACTTCAGGTGTAGTAAATGGATTTTGCACTTCAGCTTGCTGGGTATCCTGTGTATTTTCTTCCATCGTTTGTTTTTCCTTATTTTTAGCGGCCCTTCACACCGTTAGAAGGGGTTGCGCTATCTTTAGTAGCTAAAGCGACTTCACGCTTTAGTCCGGTCATTTCGTCGCCAAGACGTTTTTCAAATACAGTGGCTGCCGCTTTTGCTTTATGGGCAGTTCCATCCAAACCTGATTTAAACTTCTCAACTTCGACTTTCTTTCGCAGATTAACTGCTTCCCTGTCACGAGTCTGTAAATCGCCCTTCAGTGATTTGATCTGCTCACCTGCTTGCTTTAATTGAGCTTGCATTTTTGCGATCACATCAGTACGCTGAAGAACTCCTTCCATATCGAAAACTTCTGTTTTCTTTAGGACTTCCTGCCTATCAATAATGCCGTTTTTGTATGCATCCATATAAAATTCAAGTTCTGCATAACGATTTGAG